GTGATCAGTGCTACTTTATCAAAATGATGAATGGTGCCGCTGTAGTCAACGCTCTCAAGCCAGTAATAATATACATCTAACCCTGGCATAAAAGAATGAGAAAAGTGGAAAAGCTCGGAAAAGCAGTTGTTGCGTGGCTTTGACCGACCTGCGGACATTTTTTGTGTTGCAAGAAAAAGTAGTGTTTTTGGGTGTGTTTGCAAAAAAGAATGAGAAAAAGTAAAACCCTATTTAGGAAAAAAAGAATGAGAAAAATGAGATTATTTAGGGTTTTTGAGCTCCAATAACTCCTTTTGCAGCTTATTTACGTACTGTAAATCCTCATAACGCTGCAATTTGAGGGACTTATTTTGCTCCTGCAGCTCCTGCAGCGCCTTGCGTGCGGCAGCAAGCTCCGATTTAACACGACCGATACTCTCCTTATCCTCAGAACCCGGCAAATCCTTTGGTCCTTTACCTGTGATCAGCCAATGCAAACTTACTTTTAAGGTCTCTGAAAGTAAAATTAAATTCTTAACCTGGGGAAAAGTTAAATTATTTTCATACTGACTAATGATCGCATAATGGATAGTACTTTTCTCATTTAAGTCTCTTAATGACATAGACATAGACATACGAACAGACCGCAACCTTTTTCCAAAACTATCCATATTTTCACCTTTTGTTTAATGAGTATTTATTATTCTACTTGACAAACATTACTAACCATTTTTCACTTGCACCTAAATCAATAAAGAGTAATTAAGAATAAGGTGTCAAGTGAAAAATAGAAGTATGAAAGTGCAGAAAAGACCGAGAATACAGTCTAATAAAGGATATATCTAATAAAGTGAGTACTTAAAACGTGCAAAAAAGATTGAGAAAAACAAGAGACCTGCGGACAAATTTACCACAAACCCCCTTTTTTACCTTCGGTGTAATAAATGATTAAACAATGTAATAACCTATTATATGCCGTTTTGGGTGAAATTAATGTGTACCAATCATAAGAGAGGAAAAAAACAATGAGAAAAATACTGCAATTTATTTTTGGTGACCGAAGGACGGTTGCCGATCAGATTGTCCAACGATTACGAGAACAATACAGTGGAGGAATCCATGACATCAAGACAAGATAAGAAAATAATGATCACAGGAGTGCTGATCCTTCTCCTTGTAATTGTAGCCGGAATTGTTTTTATCAATGCGTTGATCGGTGATTATAAGATCGAATATGACAGGGCAGCGATCGATGAAGCTGCGGATTACCTGGGCGTGGAGCATTGCTACGTGAAGGATGACGGACGGGCATATTTGAACTGGGCTGGCACAGAGCACGATCTGCTTACAGTCTATGAAAACGTAAAGGCGGGAGCATGATACATACTATTATAATTATATTAATATATATAATAAGTTTCATTATTAGTACGCTCAACGGGAATGAATGGTATTTTGGACTTATAGGCGGGTTGATCATCTCTGTGATCTATGCAGGGATCATAATCTTTTATTTTTTTATAACAAATCAAATCAAATCGAAAGGAAAAAATAATGAAAAACATCATTTTATCCGCCGGGCATAATGCGATCCATACAGGCGCACAGGTCGGCAAAACAAATGAATATGATCTTTCAAGAAAAGTCATAGACGGCGTGCTTGATGTCGTGACATCGATAGGCAGCCAACCGTTCCAGCTCCTTGACCTCACTGTAACAATCGAATCGCTTGCAGAAAAGATCAAACTCGTGAACAAATTCGATGTGGGCCTGGCAGTCGAGCTTCATTGGAATGCTTTCAGCGATCCTTCCGTGAAGGGCTCAGAAGCGTTCTATATGGATGGAGATAACATTGCGTGGCTTGCTGCAGAGGAATATTGTAGGATATTTCAGCAGGTGAGCGGAGTTCCTACGCGAGGAGCCAAAAAGGACTCTGAAAGCCAGTATTCCCGACTCGGATGGTGCAGGGACGTAAAATGCCCGAGCATCCTTATAGAAAACGAGTTCTTGACCGCAGATGCGTTCCAGCCGGACTATTATTACCATCTTTCTGTTGTTGCGATGATCCAGTTTTTGGCGAACTTCTGCAGGATGTAGGCATCTATGTCTATGACTACTAAAGAAGCTGCTGAATATCTTGGTGTAACCGCACGTACTGTGCGGCGGAGAGCGGAGAATGGAGAATGGAAAACGGAGTATGTGACAGGCAAAAGTGGAAAAGAACTGCGTATAATAATACCCGATCACGTTTTTGAGAAAAAAAGAATGAGAAAAATGTCCGGAGATGGAAAAGCTACGGACAGACCTCCGGACATGACCGCAGATGCCAAAGCTGGGGACACAGACCTCGGGACACCTGCGGACATAGCTCCGGACACACCTCCGGACATGTCAAAAGATTCGCAAAACACTACAAACACTGTAGTTGATCGCAAACGGACTGTACCTGCGGACAACCACTGCGCAAAACCTGATTTTCAACAACTGTCTGATATAAAGGAAGTTACTAAAACTGCCCAGTGCACTGGGCAAACCACTGCGCAGAATCAAAAACCTGCGGACAGGCACTTAAATGCCTTAGATTTCAATGGGTTACAGAAATCAATTGAATGGATCGATATTGACAGCACTACGCAACATTTTGGCATTCCAAGGCGCACAATTACCGATAGAATTTCAAGAAAAGAATATTTTTCCCACAAAACAAAGAAGCCGGGCGGCGGATACGTGACCTTCATACGAGCTGCGGATTTGCCGATCGAGATCCAGGAGGAATGGAAAAAGATACAATACGAAAATAACAATTTTTTACAGCTCCCGAATGTGAGCAATAAAGCGATGTTCGACTCATATCCTCAACACGATAAGGATATTGCTTTTTCATATGAAGCGTGCATTCTCGAATATGAGGAATGGTTGAAGCGAGGAAAAAAGGAAAAACTCTCAATCACCAAAATAATTGATAAGCGATACATAGAAGCGTGCAGGCGTGGAGATGTTCTTGCCAATCAATGGAAATTGATCGGAGGATTCAGTATTCAGACCTTGCGCAGGCATATCAAAGAATATGAAGAATCCGGACGTGATCTCATTGCACTTCTTCCACGATATAAGGGCAAAGTCGGGCGCACTCCTCTATATAATAATGATAAGGTGAAGGATATTTATCAGCATATCAGATTTGCTGTTGCAGATCCCCGCAGATTTGGGTATGCAGAGATATACAGACTGTGTGAAGATAAGTTTGGGAAGCCGCTGCCTTTTTCCTACCGGACCATGTGCAACTATATAAAGGATCACGTGGCGAGCGACACCATGCTCATGGCGACAGCATCCGGCAAAACAGCATATAAAAATAAGGTAAGAAATCATATTACGAGACTGAATGACGCCTATCCGGGCGATGTATGGCAGGGAGACGGACATTCTCTCAACTTCCTGGTCAAATCCCCGTTCGTGCGCCTATCTGAGAGCAGTCTGCGCCAGCTGGTGCGTCCTCTTATGTATACATGGATCGATACTGCTACTGAACTGATCACCGGCTATGCTTTATCCTATGGTGAAGGATTCGATGTGATGGTGAGCAGCTATAGAGACGGGAATGAGAAATTCGGCATCCCTCAGGCAGTGATGATCGATAATGGATCCGCAAATAAGAACGTGATGACTGCTCCCGAAGAATTTGCACAGCGAAAAAGCGATACTCCACAGCGAAGGACAGCACGGCAACTCGTCGAGCGAGGATATCCCGGGTTTTTCCAGGTCAATGGAGTAAAAAGTGTGATATTTGTCACACCAGGGAATCCTGAAGCTAAGAAGATCGAAGCTGCATTCCGGTATATTTTCAGCTCCTATGAAAAGCAGCAGTTCACTTATCTTGGAGAGAAGCCGGAGAACCGACCGGAATATATGAATCTCACGAATATGACATTGATGAAGAAGTACGGCGACAAGATCATGAAGTGGGATGAATTAACTGAATCTATCTCTGTATATATAGAGTATTATAATAATAGGAAGAAAAAGCATCTCGGAGACAAATCTCCTTTCGAAGTATATCAGGAGTGCGGACCGTATGTAATACCCTCAAAAGAAAAACTCGATCATAATATGATGGCGATCGAAGTGACCACTGTCACCAAGGACGGCATCAAGATAATGGGAATTCCTTTTGAACATCCGCTTTTCATCAATCACATAGGCAAGAAGGTCGAGGTGCGATACGATACCCGCAATCTCAAGACAGTGAAGATCGCTTCACTCTCCGGTGAGGTGTGGGCTCGCGATGCTGAGGCGCAGGTTCTTGGATCATATACCGACAGGGATATGAGTGTCGAGGCGATACGTGCACGTGCGCGGGCTGAGAAGGACCGTAAGCGTGTGTATAATAAGTCAATGAAAAAGAACGGGATCACCAAGCCGGATGTATTTGAAGAGGCAGAGATCATGCAGGAGATGGAGATCGAGGATCTTCTTATACAACAAACTGCGGATCAGCGAAAACTCAAACAGCGCAAAGTCGATGACGACACAGTAGAGACACTGCTTCATGACTTTGTGCCGGCGATACCGAAAAAAACAGAAACAAGCGATTTGGATAAAGAACTAACACGAGCGTTTGGAGGACAGAATGGATAGCGAAGAGGTCGATGAAGTGATGACATACAAAACAATCTATCATTACAGATGCTCGTTCTGCGGATACCAGGAAGATGTGGAGCAGAATGCGAAGATCCCGCACTGCTATCGATGTGACGAGATAATGGTCGTGACAGGATATGAAAAAGAGCCGGTTGAGGATGAGGAGAAGCAATGATGAAGTTTCCAGCGTTCCTATTATATGCACTTACGTTTACGAGGCGAAGTGATGAACTGTATAAAGAATTCCCGAAACAAAAGAAATCAGGCAAACAAGAATTAGAGGTATTTCTCAAGAAAAATCGCAGGAAAAGAAATAATAAGAGGAAAAAATGAACGAAAAAGTCGTGAAATACCAGCGTAAGATCGTGAAGAAGTACGTTAACGCACTGCTGTCTAACATGAATATCTGGAACCGGATAGTATTTATTTTCACCGGTAATTACTGGAAACCAATGCTGAGGACTGACCATAAGCTATATGGGAAAAGGGACTAATATGGATACATACGAAAAAGCGTTACGGGAACTATTAGAAGAGAAGATTAGACTTCGGATAAAGATCATAAAACAGGAAAGCTTTTTGAGAAACGAGCTTCAAAAAATTAAATCATTAAAACAAAGCGTCCGCCCACGTCCCGGAAAACGGGATCGCCGGCGTGACGAGGGAGAAAAACTATGAAAGATGTCTTAGTACATACAAGAAACGTTCAGGAAGCGCTGAAGGCGATTGACTTTCTTCTTGCGCGCCCTGTGAAGCAGATCGTTGGGATGTCGCTTCTTTCCGGACCACCGAGTACAGGAAAAACAGGATTTGGTGAGAGGATTGCACCTGATAGAGGGTGGATATTTCAACGCATTACTGAATCGGATACAACAAAGTCGTTTTTTATCGGTCTCTATCAGAACCTGGTATATAGCGGAACAGGCAGGCACGATACGGTCATTCCGAGAGGATCCACGAATAAGATTTACAAGTCATGCCTGAGCTTGCTGCAGCAAAAGCCACAAGTGATAATAATCGATGAGATCAATAATGCGTTCCGACACAGATCGATATTCAATTCTGTCCGTGATCTCGTTGATATGAGCTTCTCGATTTTCGTGCTCATGGGTGAGAGCGATGCATACAGCGTTTTGCAGGGCATGAATGAGCATTATTTCGATCGGGTGAACCAGTTCGTGAGGTTCAAAAGACTCAATCTCGACGATATACATCTCGTCGTTGACCAGAAATCCGATATTGAAATGGATGATGATGTGATCAACTGGTTGATGATGCGCACAAACGGCAAATGGAGACAACTCAATAAGCTCATTTTCATCCTTGAGAATTTCGCTAAGTCACGAAATCAAGAGAAGTTAGCTTTTGACGATATTCCGGAAGCAATAAGGAAGAATAATGGGTAGGTCTTACACCAACAGGATCAAGGACTACTTCTATTACTCAAGCAGGCCTGTATGCGCTAAAGAGGTGATGGATGCAACAGGCACTCTCAAAAGCACCTGTTACCAGGCAGTGCAACGACTTCACAGGAACGGTTTTCTTCGAGCTGTGAAGGGTCCGGGATATCCGAATAAGTATTACGTGGTCAACATGCGGGTACATAATCCGCTGGATTCATGGATGCCGAATCCGGAACTTATCGAGCAGATCATGACCGCAATCGGTAAAGGGGCGACATTTTCAAAATTACTGAAATTGTCTTATAGCAAAGAAACGATAACGATATATCTCCGGGCACTCTATGCCGAGAAGATCATCGGATGTAAAAAGAGAAAATACTATCTCATCGAGAAAGATATTAATAAGGTGCAGCTTGGCGATTTGAAATCATATCCAACCCTTAAGGAACTGAAAAAGAGCGTGAAGATTGCTGTTCCCAAAATAGAAGAAAAACCAGCAGAGGAAGAACCTGCCGTAAAAGAACCTGATAACTGGAACCAAGTATGGGACCAGGTAGAAAAAAGGAGCAGGTAGTGAAGATCCGCAAGAACCAGATCAAGGCAGTGTTTGCCAGCTTATATGAACTCGGCATCACGAAGAATGATCTGTATGAGCACTTCACTCAAATTAATTGGGGCTATGGTGAAATCGATGGAGAGCGACGGATATCGATCAAGAACCTGGAACAGTGGCAGGTGTATGAGCTTTTCGATATGATCAAGAGCGGGGCGATCGGGTCCATAAAATATGAAGGATCTTTGCGCGGTGACGGCTGGGCGAGCAATGCGCAGCTTCGATATGCAGAGTTCCTTTTCTATCATTACCGACAAAAGAAATATAAAAACATAAATAATTGGAAGGTTCACTTCTATGGATGGATGAATCGATATTCCCATGCTGATGATATGCAGTTCGTGGATAAGAAGAAGGCGACGAAGATACTCACTGCTCTTGAACACATGTATATCACCACATTCGGGGTAGAGGATTTTAACGTATTAACAGACAAAAAATGGGCTTTGAATTCAAAGAAATTTAGTAAATATAATAAGGAGGCACATAATGCGCCGAGAAACTAAACTACAAACCTATGAGATCAACGGTGTCGAAGTACCGGTGATCACGCCGGAGAGAATTGCAGAGCATGAGGCGGTTGCCTTTGCAATCAGCGAGGCAAAGAAGCTTCACAAGATCACCTCTGAGGTGAAAGCTAAAATCACAGAGAGACTCGATTCCCTTCTCGATAAGATTGCTCACAACTATGGTGAGGAATGGAAGGGTAATGCCGGTCTGTTCTCTCTCGATGATAACATGAAAGTGATCGTGAAGGTGTCCTACAGGATACTCTTCACTGCCGATATTGCCATTGCAGTTCAAAAATATGATAACTGGCTGAACAGCTTGGAAGGTGATCATGAGCTGAAGCGCCTGTCAAAACGATTCTCCAAAACAGATTCTGAGGGCTACATCCCGAAAGGATCTATCCTGGTGATGTATAATTTCGACAGCGACAATCCACTCAAAAAAGAAGCTGATGTAGTGTACCGCAAAGCTAAAAAGCACGAAATCCGCAAACCTTACTACACCTTTTACGAGAGAATAGACGGTGAGTACAAACGCATTGAAGTAAATTTCTCTGAAGTGTAGAGATAAGCCAACAATGAACACGAAGCCCGTCTCCAATAACGCATTGCATCCTCCAGCGAACGGGGGCGGGCTTTTTAATTTAAAATGGAAAATGGAAAATTAAAAATGGAAAATAACGACATGATCGGTAAAGTGATCACTGCGATCAATATGCCCGATCAGTACTTTTTCACACCATCTGAGACTGCCGTGATATTGCAGATCGATAAGGATATGGTTTGGGAATACATCAAGAAGTACAAAATACTCTTTGCTGTCCGGCTGATCAACCAGTACAGGATCCCGCGCGTGGCGGTTGAGCATTTTATCCGCAAAGGCATGGAGTGTGTGCTTGAAGATGCACAGCGAGGAATTACCGATGAGGTTAATATGAGAGAATTTTTTCCAAATAAGAGTTCATTCAATAAGCATGAGCTTTCACGGATACTGCATATATCCGAACGATCTCTTAATCACTATATTTCGGAGGGGTATCTTGAGGAAAACGATAAGCATAGAATCGATAGGATCAATATAATACATTTTTTGGAGACAATGAAATGAATAAAAATTTAAAGCATACTGAAGAAACGGCAGCGCTCAAGGAGCGCATGAGACTCTTATTTCTCAGGGGAGAGCATGATACGAAGGTTATTGCTGCAATGGCAAATCGTGCGGAGAGCACGGTGTATCGCTGGATCAAGGAATGGGAGCGTAGATATCCCGATCAGATAAAAATAGAAGAAGAGATCAAGGCAAATGTCAGCAAGGCGCTGAATAATGCGCTCAAGAGATTCAACGAACATCCTGAAGATGCGCCGGCGCTGCAGAGCGTTGTATCGCTCCTCAAGCAGCACCAACAAATATATGAGCCCGCTAAGGAGCTGAACAATCATATAATCATATTTCTCGATCAGTCGGTCTGCTACTGTATAGAAACGAACAACACAGCACTGCTTAAATTGCTCCAGCCGGAGGTTGAGGATCTTGGTGAATATCTCAGGAGGAAGAATAATGGATGATGCGCAAAAGAGAGAAAGCGAAAATGCGAAAAGCGAATTAAGACCATGAAACAAATCAACGGCTTGGTGGGTGAGTTCAAGGTGATCAAGGCATCTGTGCCAAAGCAGTTCCAGCTTGCGATCGTGAGCGAGAATATTATTGCCATTACTACGAATCCGGAGAAGCTGTCCAAATTTTATAAAGTAAATGAAGATGAGATGAAAGCGGTCAAGGCGATCATAAACGAGCTGGGTGAGATACAATCATGTCAAAATTCACTAAAATACAATTAAAAAAACTGCGTGATATAGCCACGCGTACGCCGGAGGTACTGCCGTTCACGAACGACACTCCGCAAAAGCGGAACGAGCGCATCAAAAGAGTGATGCAGGATAACTGGCATGGGTTCAGTTTCTTTTGCTATACCTATATGCCGCACATATTCGACCTCAATTTTTCGAGTGATCACCAGGATATGTTCACCGTAATCAACAGCCAGCAATATCAGCTTATCGTTGATACGGGATATCGCGGGCTGGGCAAAACCGTGATGATCGCAGTTGCGTATTCGTTGTGGCGTGCAATTCTTGGTGAACTCTATAATATACAACTTGCAGCGGATCAGCTCCTTGCTTCCGGAAGAACCGCACTTCTCTATAATCAATGTTCGGAAAATCATCGTCTTCTCAACGACTTTCCTCAACTCAGTATACTCTCGGGAACAGAGGACGAGTTTTTCATCAGGACGAAATGCCTGTTCCAATCCCGCGGTATTATGCAGCCGATCAAGGGCTCGATCAATTCCAAGAACGGGAAGCGCCCGGGACTTATTATCGGAGATGATATCGACAAGGAAATGAATGTCGGCAACCAAACAATTGGGCGACAAAAACTAGATCGGATAACAGGGGAGATATTCGGCGCACTTCAGCCGAAAGGATACCGTAAGGTCATCTGGCTCGGGAACCTGACTCATCCGAACTTCGGGATATGCCAGTATAAGGACCGGCTCGTAGCGAAAACGAAATCTCTCGATGAGGATTTTGTTGATTCATACGATGAACATATATTCCATGAAAATGAAGCGCTTTTACGCTTTCCACTTGTCAGGGACGGTGTGTCTGCATGGGAAGAACAGTACTCGGCTAAGGAAATTCAAAACATTAAACATGCTATGGGCGGCACGAATTTCCAGCGTGAGATGCAGGGCATTCCCGTGATCGAGGGAAATATCTTTAAGGAGTCCTGGTTCAAGAGATACGGGATCATTACAGCAAAGCCGAGAGAGGTGATCCTTCGTGCGGATCCCGCGTGGGGAACCAAGGGCGCATATAAGTGTGTGAACGCGATCATGTATGCCGATGACTTCAACTATTATGTGATCAAGATGTGGCTCAGGCAAACGACCGATACGAAATTTTTCCGCTACTATTATGATGCATACTGTGAACTTAATCGCAGATTTGGAGCGCGATTACGAGCATATATCGAGACCTGCTACGGGCAGGAACGGATCAAGAAGGATTTTTCCAGATGGTGTAAGGATAACAACCTTGCTGACGTCACCATGCACATCAGATCCGACAATGTAAAATCAAATAAGAATGTCGATATAGAACGACTGGAGACACCTATCGAGACGTCGAGAATACTTCTTCCGGAAGGACAGGATTCCGCAGAGTGTATCAGCCAGTTCTGTACATATCCGCAGGGCTATATCGACGGACCGGATAATATAGCACGAACCATGAAACTCTTTGCCAGCTTCGACCGACCGAGAGCCGGCAAGGTGCGGAGTTTTGGGTTCGGGAAATTTAGGAGATAAAATGAGCAAAAAACAATATGATCTTATCATGAGGCAGTACTATTCTGTGCTGATCAACGCATGGACGGATGAGGTAAAGAAAGCTGCGAAGTCCGCGGTACAGATGCTCTACAATATGCCGGACAAACTGAAGCTCAACACGAATGATGTGGATGAAATGGACGCGATCGTCAAGGCAAAACTTGGTGACGAGTTTGGTTCCCTGGTCGGTAAAGAAGTGAATACGCTCACAGAAAAATCAATCAGGCAGGGAGTTGGAGAAGCAAATGCGGAAGCCCGTTTCCAAATCACATGGCAGTTCAAAGAGCAGCGTGTTGCAGATCTTATGGGCAAGCAAAACCTGTTCTGGGTGCGCAGCCATTATGGCGCCGACATATCCGAAAAGTTCAACGAATCGGTTACTACAGCGATCAAAGAAGGGCTGCGTAAGGACCAGCTTGCAGAGCTTCTTCGTCAGCAATTCCGGGACGTTGCAAAAGGCGGATCGAGTTATTTTCAGGGACTCGCAGAGCATACGATGCTGAGGATGAGAGAGTTCGGCCGGCTCTCCGGCTATGAACAGGCAGGAGCGATCGGATACCGGCTCCTCGTGGTGGTGGATAACAGGACCTCCGATATCTGTATGGCACTCAATAATGAGGATAAAATCTATCCGCTCAATGAAGCTCTCCAGGTGCGGGATGATCTTCTCAAAGTAGAACTGCAGGAGGATAACCTCGAAAAAGCACGCAACACCATCAAGGCGCTTGCTCCGTGGGTAAAAGATTCAAATGTAATATATGACGGAAACAATAACCCGATGGGCGTACAGGGCGCTTATACGCCGTTCCCTCCGTTCCACTGGAAATGCAGGACCACAACGGCGATGGTTTTTAGAGAAAATTAAAAATTTAAAATATAAAATGAAAAATGGAAAATAATACGAAAGGATAGTACGATGAGAAAAGCAAGAAGGATACAGTGCCACTTAAAGAAGTTTATGGTCGACGGGAAGGTGTTATGGGTACATGCAGCAAGTAGAATACCTTTATCGATTCAAGGCATGACCGCTCTTTGCGGAATAGAACTGCAGGATGCAAAAAAAGAAGAGAGAATAAAATACCTTGAATATGAAAAGAAAGCAAGGGATAGGAGAACTCGTGGATAAAAAGATTTTAGAGGATATGGGGTTTGAGGATGAAGAACTTGAACCAATGACGTATCGAGGAAAAGATTTTCAAATATCTACCACTAAATTTAATGTTTTTCGACTAAGAATACACCTTGAAGATATTCGATTATTTATCAATACCAAATTCGACCTCGAACAATTATTAAAGATATTAGGAGAATAAATATGAACATAGTAGTATTAGCAAAAAAAGACTTTGGCAACTCCGCATTCCAGATGGTGCAGGCAGTGCGGAAAATGATGGACCATCGCATTCACCTGGTGGTTGCACAGCATGGGAATTATGAGGACGGACAGCAGTATTATGATCACTGTATCGCTGATCACGAATTCCCCTTATTGACAAAACCGGAATCTAATCGATCTGTTCAAGAAGTGATCAGCGAACGTAAGCGTATTATTGTAAAGATCAAGAAGGACCTCAGTGCTGTTCAAAAACTCATTAATGAGGCCGATATCATTCATTGGAAGGGCGACTGGCTGCCGGGTGATCACTTCACCAGGTATCTCAGCATTCCTCTTCATAAAACGATCGTTAGTGTGAGCGGATCGGGATTCCGCAGACGGGGCAAAGCACGTCATCATACTGCACAGCTTGCGTGGTTTTCGATCGATGAGTATGTGAAAAAATCAGACTTCAGAACAGCGTTCACACCTGATCTTAATTACCCGGAATTCAAGGGAGTGTATACACAGCAGGCAATCGATTCAACATCACAGCCATACCTATGGAAGAACTCCGCACGTCCTGTCATTGCGCACAGTCCCAGCAATCGATGCAAGAAGGGCACGGATATCTTTTTGAAAGCGATCGCGGAGCTCAGGAATTCCCGGTTCGAATTCGACGTGGATATCATCGAGAATGTCACCAAGCAGGAATGTGTTGAACGAAAGAAGAAGGCGACTATTTTCTTTGATCAGGTGGGAGTGGGCTTCTATGGAAATGCTGCGCTCGAAGCCATGCAGTTTGGCATCCCCACTATCGCAGGCATTCCAGACAGCTCAGTGAAGCAGTCAAGCGGAAAGCTGACACGTCAGAACTGCCCAGTGATCACGATCAAGCCGACTGTGGAGTCTATGGTCACAGCGATAGAGAGACTGCTCTGTCCTCCGCTGTTCTGTCCGAAAATGGAGACAGTTTCACAAAAGACAAAAGAGTTCTGCGACGGGTTCCACAGCTATGAAGCAGTGGGCACGATGTGGGATGAAATATACAAGGAGGTCGTATGAACGACGAAAAAAAATACTGGGACGAAAAGATAAAAGAACGTTCCGGAAAAAGCAATACGAAGTTTCCTCAAAGAGGGGATATGGACGAGATAGAGAACCTTACTGAGTGGATCAAGGAGCTGCACGCTCAACGCAACAGAGACGAGTTTGTGATACTGGATATTGGTCCCGGGACAGGTATTATTTATGATCATATTTGCAAAGCAATGCCGGGAATATTCTCTCCTGATAATTATAAAATGATTGAGATCTCGCCGGTTGCTGCAGAGTTATGCAAAAAGAACACAGGCAACGAACCTTTCGTGATCGATGATCCTACAAAGATACCGACGGGAGACAACTCCGTTGACCTGGTGATATGCCATTCTGTGCTGATGCATACGCCTCCTGAACAAATTGAGAAGCTGTTTCCAGAGATAGTGAGGGTATCCAGAGAGTATATTTATGTTGGAGAGTATATGTTTGGCACAAAAGAGCTTGCGGATCATAACTGGAAGCATGACTATTTAGAATGGATGACTATAGATTTAATATGGGTAGATTGCTATAGAGCTTCAACAGTAGGTCGCTATGGGATTTTACTGTGTAAAAATATTCTATCTGAAGAGCTTTGGTATACTCTACATCCAAATGGAACCAAGGAATTGGTCAAAAGAATAATTGCCCTAAAAAAACACATTCGTCCTAATATCGTCGGCGTTAGTCATCACGAGACCCTTCGGGAACCTCAGAGTGACAAGAAGTCGGAAAAAAAGAATGAGAAAAATGTCCGCAGGTCGGGTGCGAAGAAGCGCAAAAGCGTGAAAGCGAAGAAGCGATCATGAGGTTTGCCGTTATAGGAGCGGGTGGTTATATTGCCAAAAAACACCTGCAGGCGATCAAGGATACCGGCAACCAGGTCATTGCTGCAGTCGATATATCTGACAGTGTCGGCATCATGGACTCATACTTCCCGAATGCTCGGTTCTTCACAGACATAGAGTGCTTTGAAGGGTATCTTGAGAAAGAAAAACGCAACGGTACAGGCGCCGATTATATCAGTATCTGCACCCCGAATTATCTACATGATGCTCATATCAGGATGGCGCTACGGCTCGGCGCTCATGCGATCTGCGAAAAGCCGCTGGTGATCGATCCGTGTACACTCGACTATCTCTCTATGCTTGAAGGAGAATCCGGACGCAAAATCTTCGCTATCCATCAACTACGAATCGGAACGCTCGCCCGTATGCTGAAGCTCAAATACAAGAAGGGAAAGCATAAGGTGCAGGTGAATTACATCACACGGCGTGGCGACTGGTATAAGCAGTCATGGAAATCCGACGAAGCAAAATCCGGCGGACTCGCAATGAACATCGGGGTCCATGTATTTGATCTACTGATCTGGATATTCGGAGAGGTGGAGTATGTAAGGATCGCTGAAAACACGGCATCCAGCATGACAGGCACGCTCG